ACCTATACAACAAGAGCCTCGAAAACCTGTACAACCGGGTAATCTTACAACTGGTGGTCTTGGTGGAAACCTTAAAACTGGAACACCTGCTACACCTCGTGATTTACCTACAGGTCCAGCTAAGACTCCTGTAAATACTGGAAGACCTATTCAACGTGGTGGTGTTGGTGGTATAACAGCTCAACCAGAAGGAAAATTAAAACAAGTTGATTTAAATAAAATAACACCTAATTTAAATAATTTAAATTCAAATAAATTACTAACAGAAAAAGAACTAAAAGCACTTAATGCAAGTAAACCTATTTCAAAAGCTCAAGAAGAATTAAATATAGCACAACAAAAAGCTTTACAAACTCAATCTAATCAAGAAAAAAGAGCTTTAGAACTTGCACAAACTGGACAACAACCTGCAAAACCAAGTCCTAGAATGGAAAGAGAGGCAATGAATCCAGCCACAGGTCAACTATATACTCCTGAAGAAAAAAGAGCATTAGATGCATCAATAGACCAAAGAGATTTTAAAAGAAGTGTTGAGCCTCAAACAACTCAAGCTTTTCAAAGAAGCCCAACAACTGGTAAAAGCTCTGACCAAATGTTTATTGGTAGAACAGACCAAGAAACTAGAGAGGTTCAACCTACAGTTACACCTAAAGATGTTACTCCTATAACAGAACCAGAACCTGTTAAACCACAGATTACTTTACCAAAGTTTCCAGAAGAAGGAAGACCTAAAGATGATATTTTATTTGCTCAACAAGAAGCAGCTAAAAAAGCTTTACAAGATTTAGAATTAAAATTTGCTTCAGATACAAAATTTATGGGTTATGCTCCAGAAGATTTAGCAGGTATAGGAAAACAAATTCAAGACGCTATTAATAAAGGTGCTGTTAATCAAAACACTACTGAAGGTTGGTGGACTGATGCAGGTTACGATAACATGAGTGACGCTTTACAAAGTGGTCAATTTACTTTTAAAGATGGACAATGGGTTTTAAAAGACGGTACAGAAAATCAAGAACAAGAAGCAATAGATGAAGAATTAATAACTGCAAGAGGTAGAGCTGAACAAATATTACAAGGTGATATGACTGGCATACCTATGGCTGAAGCTCCAAAAGAAGTAGAAGTAGGAGAGTTAGGCGAAGCTAAAACTATGGCAGAGAGAGAAGCTCTTGAAGCTCAATTAGCTGAAGTAGGAGCTGCTCCAGAAGCTGCAACAATAGAAGATGTAACAACTGCAAAAACTCCAGAACAATTACAAGCTGAAACATACAGGGCTGAACTTGTTACAGCTATTCCTGATATAGAACCTATTATAGGAGAATTATCAGATGATGCAATTGCTAAAGTAAGTGAGATTAGTAAATTATCAGGACCTGCAGTAGCTAAAGAAATTTCTCAAAAAGCTATTGACGCTTCTAAAGCAGATACAGTTGAAGGTATATTATCTGCTGGTGCTTTTGTTCCTGAAGTAGATGATTTAACTCCAGAAAAAGTATCAGAAACTCCTGATGCAGAAGTTAAACAAAGAGAAGCATTAACAGGAGAAGCTGCAGTTGGAGCTGCTGCTCAAATTGTAGAACAAATAGGTTATGAAGCTAAGAAACGTAGACCAGTAAAAGGTACTGCTGCAAAAGGTGCTGCTGCTTCTATGATTGCAGAAGTTTCAGAATTACCACCAGAAATAACAGCAGCTATTGTAGAAGACCCTGCAACTGTTGAAGCCCAGTTAGATACCGGAGCAGACCCAGAAGTTGTTGCAGCTATTGCAGCTTTACCAGAAGAAGCTTTAGTATCTTCACAAATGGAAAGTTTACTAGGTGGCTTAGAAGATGGTAACATACCTGCATGGGCTAGACCTGCTGTAGATGCTATTAATGCTAACATGGCTTCTAGAGGTTTAAGTGTTTCTACAGTTGGTAGAGATTCATTATTCAATGCTATTATTCAATCAGCTATGCCAATGGCTCAGAGTAATGCACAAGCTTTACAACAAAGAGCTTCACAAAATTTAAGTAATCAACAACAGGCTAACTTACAAGAAGCTTCACAGATTCAACAAATAAGAATGCAGAACTTAGCAAATCGTCAAGATGCTGCAAGTCAGACTGCACAGTTTGCTCAACAAATGGGAGTTCTACAAAGTCAGTTTAAACAAGAAGCTGTACTTACTTCAGAGCAACAAGAACAACAAATAAGATTACAAAACTTACAAAATAGACAACAAGCTACTGTTCTTAATACTCAAAATCAACAGGCTATGAATGCTCAAAACTTAGGTAATGAGCAACAGATGGAACTTGCAAATCTTGAAATAATGAATCAGACAGAACGTGAAAACATGACTGCTGAAAATCAAGAAAGATTAGCAGAGTTTCAAGTTGCTGCAGAATTTATTTCTAAGAATGCAGATTTTAAACAACAAATGAATTTAGCTAACTTGTCTAATGAACAACAGACAAGATTAGCAAACTTGTCAGCCCTTAACCAAGCTAGTGCTGATAACTTAAATGCTGAACAACAAACAGAGTTAGCAAATCTTAATAAGACTATGCAAGTTAATATTAAGAATGCTGAACTAGCTCAACAAATGGGAATAGCTAATCTTAATGTAGACCAACAAAGAGCAATGGCTAATGCAAATACCGTAGCAAATATGGATATGGCTAACTTTAATAACGAGCAACAAGTAGTGTTAGCTAATAGTAAGTTTATGCAAACAGCTACTCTTGCAAACTTTGATGCAGAGCAACAAACTATTATGCAAAATGCTACAGCTATGGCATCTTTAGATTTAGCAACTGTTGACCAAAGAACAAAACTAGCAGTTACTAATGCTCAATCATTCTTATCTATGGATATGGCTAATCTTAGTAATAGACAACAAGCTAGTATGTTAAAGTCACAAATGGAACAACAACAATTATTATCTAATCAATCTGCTAGTAATGCTGCTGCTCAATTTAATGCTTCTAGTGAAAATCAAACTAATCAATTTATGTCTAGTCTAGCTGCACAGATAGAACAGTTTAATGCTAATCAATTAAATACTGCAGAACAGTTTAATGTTTCACAAACAAACGCTAGAGATGCTTTAGAGTTTCAAGTAGAAGCTGATTTAGAAAAAGCTAATGCTGCCATGGCTAATCAGATTAATCAGTTTAATGAACAAGTAGCTTTTGATAGAGACAAATTTAACACAGCTAATGCACAACAAATTGAACAGTCTAATTTAGCATGGAGAAGACAAGCCAATACTATTAATACTGCTGCAGCTAATCAAGTTGCTATGCAGAATGTGCAGAATGCTTTTAACATGACTTCACAAGCTCAATCATTTTTATGGCAAGAGTTGAGAGACCAAGCTGACTTTGCTTTTAGAAAAGCTGAAGGTGAAGAAAATAGAAAAGCTCAGCTTTATGCTACAGCTTTAGCTAACGAAAGTGAGTCTGCAAAGAATTGGGATTCAACACTAAAAAGTGTAGGTACATTAATAAACGCTTTAAAAGGATAATAACATGGGAATATTTAGTTCAATAAAAAAATCATTTAAAAAGATAGTAAAGAAAATAGGTAGAGGAATAAAGAAAGTTGCCAAAGGTGTTGGTAAAGTTCTTGGTAAAATTGCAAAACCTTTTGCTAAGATGGGAGTACTGGGTCAAATAGCTTTGGGATTTATAATGCCTTGGGCTGTAGGAGGTATTTTTAAAGGTATGGGTTATTTAGCCTCTGAAGGTTTTGGAGCTTTTGCAGGAAACTTAGCAGGAAAAGCTAATCTTTTTCAATCTGCTGTAGGTAGACTTGCACAAGGAATACATATGGGAGCTTCTGGAATTAATAGAGCTTATTCTTTTATAAGTGATGGTATTTCAGCAGGTCTTAATAGAGTATCTGAGTTGGGTGGTAAATTAAAAACAGGAATTACTAATAAAGTTGATGCTGCTGCAGAGTGGATTACAGGTAAGCCTACTTATGATGATGCTTTAGGAAAAGAATTATTTACTTCAGGTGTTGATGACTTTGCAAACGTCACACAAACTATAACAGATGATGTAGGAGTAACTACTTACTTTGGTAAATCTAAAGGTTTAGCAGATGCTAGTCAAGTAGCAAAAGTAGCTGCACAAGATATAGGAACAACTGCTAATGCTTTAACAAGAACAGGAGATGCTTTAATATCTGGAGGTACTAAAGCTTTTCAAAGAGCTGGTTCAGCTATAATGGGAGAGGCTACTAAAACTGCTCCTCAAACTCAAGTAGTATATGAAGAAGAAGGACCTGCGGTAATATATCCACCGGAAATAACTGGAAGAACAATAGAAGATATGAGTTTTACAGTTAATAGTCAAGGCGGTTATTGGTCAAATCCTGTAGATTCAGCAACAGTAATAAGTGGATATCAATTTAGTTAAAGAGTAAATAATATGGTAGATAAAAATCAATACAGTCAAGAAGGATTAGATTTTTTAGGTAAGCTGGAAAGACCTATAGCTGGTCAAAGCCTAACAAATAGTCCTGATAGTAAATATGCTTGGGAAAATCCTCCTAAGTTTACGGAATTACAACCTGCTTTAGATAGTATGTTTATAGATTTAACAGAGCCTCAAGCTTATGAAGCTATAGTAGATTTAGTAGACGGGGGTAACTCAATAGCAGATATATCTCAAATAATTTTATATTCTGGATTTGAGGATGGACTTTACAATCCAGATTTAATGATGTTACTTATAGAACCTTCTATGTATTTAATTATGTCTTTAGTTGAAAAAGCTGGGAGATTAGATTATACTATATTAAAAGAAGACGATGACGATTATGAAGAACCAACTGAAGAAGAAGTTACTTTTTTAGAAAATGTATTAGAAAGAGCAAAATCAAAAGCTGATAAAAATAAAAAATCTGTAAAGCTTCCAAACAGTATTTCAGAAAAAATAGAACAAGTAGAAGTTCCAGAAAGTTTATTAGCTAAATCAAAAACTGAGGAAGAAGTAGAATGAGTATAGATGTATTAGGAAAATCTTTGTTAGCTTCTGCTAAGAAAAAATCGAAAAAAAATAAAAGAATAGGATATGGTTTACTCGGTCTTATGGGTGTCAATAAAATTATTAGAGAAAAAGCTATTAAAAGAGCAGAGCAATTTAATAATAGTTTAATACCTATTAAAAAAAGATTGACTGGAGAATTTACTACTATAGGAAATACTAAGAAAGAGTATGAAAAAAGAGAAAATCATTCTGAAGGTGCTTTAGGTTCTTTTATTGAAGAAGAGAGAGAATCTATATTAAAAATTGCAGCTAAAAGTCCAAGTTCTGTCAGTTTAAATCCAGAACAATTAAATCAGTTAGCTATAGAAAATGTAGAAAAAAAAGGAACTCATAAAACATATCAAGAAAAAGTAAACACATATAAACCTTATTTTGATATGGATGAAGATGAATTTTTCTTACAATATAACAAACTTGAAAAAGGTTCAGAAGAAATTAAAAGTGATAATATACTTAATGTAATGGGAAGAGGATTTGGACTAACAGAAAAAGGTAAACTTATTGCCACTAAAGTTAAGTTAAGCAATGCTGAAGAAATAGAATTGACTCTTCCTGAACAGCTTTACAATACGTTAGACATTCCTTTCTTACAAGAACTTGGAAAAATAGAAGAAAGAAAAGTTAAAATTGAAGATATAAAAAGTAAAGAAATAGATAGTTTATATACAGAAAATGGAGAAGTAACAGCAACTTTAAATCGCATAACAAATGTTAAAGATAGACAAGTTTCTAATCCAAAAATAGATAAAAGCGTAGAGGATAGTTGGAGCTATATTACTTCATCTACTTACGATGACCCAAAAACTTTAGATAAGGATATGATAGATAATCCTTTTTATATAGGAACATTAACCTTTATAGGAAAAGATAATAATGGTAATGATATTAAATCTAATATAACTATTGAACAATTGGAAGAACAATTAAGTAAAACATATCAAGGTGAAAAAATTGGTAGTTTTGCTAGACAACAAATAACTGATTGGGATGTTTTTGTTCGTGATTCAAAAGTAATTGCACAAAGTAAATTTTATACTTATTCTAATGATAAAAACAATGTTCCTCCTACTGAACAAGATTTTAATCAGTGGATGTCAGAAGCTGTTATGGAAAATGCTAAACAAATAAAATTAGAAGCTACTTCAAAAGGATTGCTTGGTTTAAGAAAAGGTGCTGATAAAGCTACTTTACAATTTGTAAAAGTAGAAGATAGTGAAGGCACTGGTCAAGTTGATAATACTAAAACTTTTAACAACTTTAAAAAGTTTTTAGATAATCAAGATACTAAAAATGAAAATGTTCAAAATGATATTAAACAATTTATAAATAAATATCCAGAATTTAAAAAAGAATTACAATCATATATAGTTAATACTCAAACAAATACACTATCTAATAATGTAGGAACAACATTAGTAGACCCTGTAGAAACTATACCTTCTTCATTAGATGCGGAAGAAAATACTGAGACTAATAATAATTCTTTATTATCTAAAGATAAAACTTATAGAAGCTATAGTGAAGTTATGGCAGACGATTCTTTAACAGAAGAAGAAAAAATAGATGAACTTTCACAACGTCCAAGAGATGAACTATTTGCAGGTATAAAAAGCATTCCATCTAAAATGAAATTACGTTCTTTAAATCAAACTAAAGAAAGAGCTAACAAGTTTTTAGAAGGAAAATCTTCTGGTTTTTATGATTCTAAATTTACTAAGTGGAAAAAAGAAAACAATATAACCACAACTTTTAAAACTCCAAAAGATGAATATAGAAAATATGTTAGACAATTCTTAGACGATTTAGAAAATCAAACTGATTTAATATAGGAAACAAAAAGTGGCTGATAACAATTATGTAAGTTTTTTTGAAACTCCAGAATATCTAGATTCTTTAGAAACAGAAACAGAATACGAAACTGAAGAAGAAAAAAGACGAAGATTAGAAAGAGAACGTCTAGAACAACTTCAGGCTTCTTCTAAAACAACTACCCCTACTGAAAAAAAAGAATACGTTAGTTTTTTTGAAACTGATGAGTACAAAAATTCATATAAAGATAAAGAACCTGTAGAAACTTCTACTGAATTAGATGATGATATTTCTTTAGCTAGAAAAATGGATTACGGAATGGCTCAAGAACCTACAGCAATTGGTAGTGCTTATCGCATTATAAAGTCAGGATTACAAGCAGCAGTAGATAAAGATGAGACATATGATGAAGCTAGAAAAAGAATAGAAGAAGAAAGACAAGAAAAAATATTTGAAGAGTTTCCAGAGTTTGAGGGTAAAAAAGAAGATGCTGGAGTATTGTTAGGTAGAGGTACTATGGCTCTAGTTGACCCAGTAACTTTTATAATACCTTGGACTAAAATTGCAAAAGCTGGTAAAATTGCTAGTATAGCTTCTGGAGCTGGTGTAGCTGGAGCTGACTTAGCTTTAAGAGAAGAAGCTTTATATGGAGAAATAAGTCCTCAAACAGTTGCTTTAGGAATGGGATTAGGTGCAGCAGGTGCTACAGTAGGAGAAGTGGTTACAGCTTTTTATAAAAAAGGTATAAATGAAACTGTAGAAGTGTTAGACGAAGCAGGAAAAACAGTAACTAAAAAAGTGCAGATACCTGCAGAAACTAAAGTAGCTCCTATAGGAAAAGAATTAATTAAAGATGTAGATGAAGCTGCAGAAAATACTCTAATAAATACTAAAGAAATTGTAGATAACTTTGGTGTTAAAGCTAGAAGATTAGAAGAAATAAAACTTTTAAAGAAAGAAATTAAGGCAGAAAGAAGTAAATTTAGAAAACAAAAAACTACAATAGAAGATGTAGAATCTTATAAAACTGATAAATTATCAAAAGTTTCTCCAGAAGTAAAATACAAAAAACAACTTGACAAGCTTGATAAAGAAGAAAAGGACTTAATGGTAGAGTCTTACGTTTTGAGAACAGAAACAATTCCTAAAGATTTAGTAGATGTTACAGGCGAAGCAATGCTTGAAGGGTTTAAAAAGAATGTTCTTAATGAAGGAATGGCTAGAGCTTTAGTTCAAGAAATGACTAAGCCTTTGTTTGGTGGTATTATAGGAGCAGGTGTAGGAGCTTCTTTTACTGAAGAAGGAGATACTAACGCTACAATGATTACTCTAGCTTCTCTAGGATTTATGGCTGGAGCTTTCCAAAGAAAAATACAAACGACTCCTTTTGAAGTTATACCAAAGGTTGTAAAAAATGCAGCTAATGATGAATTTGAAATACAGTATAGAAAAAATATTTGGCTACATTTAAAAAGTATAACTGCAGGTTCACATGTACAAGATTTAATGGCTTACTCTGCTCCAGTTGTAAACTACGCAGCAAAAATGTTTAAAATGCAAGGTGGCGGAGTTAAATTAGGAAGAGCTATAGAAGGTTTAAGTGTTGAAGAAGAAGCATTGAAACAAACTGCAAGATGGCGTAATGAATTAATTGATATGGTTAGTGAACATGATACTAATGTTATGGAACTAGCCGGTAAAATTGTCAATGAGCGTGGTTTAAAAAAGAGTGTTAAGAATAGATTTATAAAACCACAAGATAAGCTTGATGAAAAACTATATGCAGAAGCAGAAATACTAGCTTTAAAAATAGAAGACTATACTTCAAGATTTAAACAATATGCTATTGATGCAGGTTTAGATTTTGAAGATGAAGTAAGTTACGGTCTTACTCAAATATTAAATGATAAAGCAATTGACGGTTCTAACTTTGTAAGTGTTAGAAATAAATTAGCAGAAGCTTTTATAATTCAAAGTAAAAATGACCCAACTTTAAAATTGTTAAGTAAAAAAGAAGCTAAAAATATAGCTGACCAATACTTAGACTCTAGTTCTACAGCAAGGTATAACTCTATATGGGCTAAAGAAGATTCTGAATTTTTATTTCAAGGAAATGCTGTAGGTGGTTTATCAGAAGACAGCGATTTTGTTTTAAATGCTGCTAGACACTTTAGTAAAAAAAGAACTTTATACGACCAAGAAGCTAGAGCATATGTTTCTGATTTATTTGAACAGAACCCTTTAATTACTTTAAGACAATTAAACGATAACACTATAAATGTTGCAGAGTTTTCTAGAACTTTTGGTGCTAAAGGTCAAGGAATAAAAGATTTATTTTCTGATATAGATAAGTATATGAAAAATTTAGCTGACCCTGAAAATAAATATAAGACAGTTAAAGATTTATATACTGATAATCTAGGAATAAAAGCTAGAGCAGACAGAGAAAAACAAAAAATAAAAGATTCTTTAGAAGCTTACTTTAGAGTTTATGGTGCTGAATCATTACCTAAAACTCAAGCAGGGCAGTCTGCGGTTACTTTATTACAGTCTGGTTTAGCTATTGCTAGGTTAGGAAAAGTAGCTTTACCAAGTACGGGTGACTGGATTCAAACCATTACTAATAGTGGATATAAAGCTGCTTGGAAAGCTGCTAAATCTGAAATTAAATTATCACAAGAACTAGCTCTTAGAGGCGGTACAAAACAAATAGATGGTAAAGATGCTACATTCTTAGATAAGTTTTTAGGCAACAATAGATTTGATAATGTTATAGAAAGAGAATTAGCTGATGTATTTTTAATGGGTAGAGGTCCTGCAGTTAAAGTTCAAAGAAAAGCAATAGAAGTAACTAGACAATTCTTTGAAGCTGTACAACTTGGTAGAGTTACTAGAGTAGCTAGAGAGTTTGCATTTGATGCAGGTACTCACAGAGGAATGGATATAGCTGGTACAATTGGTAAAGGTAAAAAAGTATCTAATGCATTGCAAAAAGAAATAGATGCTACAGGATTATCAGTAAAAGATTTTGAATACTTAAGTAAGTTTAAAACAATTGACGAAGCTTATAAAGATAAAATTGGTAAAATACACCTTACTAAAATAGGCATAAAGGCTGCAGATAGAGATGCATTAATACCCGGAGTTGGTAATAGAAGATTATTTTCTCAATCTAAAAACCCCTATGTAAAATTCTTAGGAAGTTTTTTATCTTGGGCTCAAGCTAAAACATCTCAAACAAATGCTATAGTTTCTAGAGTTGAACAAGGAGATGCTGCACTTGCTTTACGAATGATAGGTGCTTTACCTATATACTATGCTATAATGGATGCTCAAGTATCTTTATCTAGTAGTGAAGAATATAAAAAAGCTAGAGCAGAAGATACAGCTTGGCAAACAATAGGTGAAACCATAGGTATATCTGGTTTAAATACTGTGTGGGTTGATAAAGCTAAAAGCATAGTAAAATTTCAAGGATATGGAGTAAGTGTTGCAGAACAACTAGCTCCTGTCTTAGGTTTTATGGATGATATATTAAGTGGTTTTATTATAAGACCTACAGCCACTGCTATACAAGAAGGACCTGCAGAAGCAGGGAAAGAATTTTTAGGAGAACTTAAAAGACAAACTCCTATTGTAAAAACTGTAGTGCCTTTAGCTGAACAAATGTTAGAGCCTGAAGATAGAGTTTTAAAATCTACAGGAGGACTAGTAGAAGGTAAAGACGATGTACCCTACACAAAAGAAAACCCAGCTAATAGAGTAGACCCTTTTACAGGACAACCTTACTCAGCACAAATGGAGGAATTAGGATTAAATGTTTTTCAAGAAAAATAATAAATTAGATATAGAACTTTGCAAAGCTGAAATAAAGAGACACGAAGGTGAAGTGTTAGAAATTTATATGGATAGTCTAGGTTATAAAACTCTTGGAGTTGGACACCTCTGCCAACCTAACGACCCGGAATATGATTGGGAAGTTGGTACTAAAGTATCACAAGAAGTTGTAGACATGTACTATGAGGATGACTTTGAAAAGCATTACAAGGAAACCATACATGTATTTGGTAGCGAGGAAGACTTTGAAAAGCTTCCAGAAGTTATACAGAGAGTGTTAGTCAACATGTGTTTTAATCTAGGTGGTACAAGACTTTCAAAGTTTCGTAACATGTTAAAAGCTTGTAGAGAACATAACTGGAAAGAGATGTCTGTACAAATGCAAGATAGTCGTTGGTATGGACAAGTTGGTAGACGTAGTAAAGAATTACAAGAAATGGTATTAGGAGCATGAAATGAAAGGATTATTAAAAAACATAGTTGGAGCTGTTGCACCTACATTAGGAACTGCCTTGGGTGGACCGATGGGAGGAATGGCAGCTAACATGATATCAGAAGTGTTAGGTGTTCCTAATACTCCAAAAGCTATTGAGAAAGGAATAGCAGAAGCTACACCTGAACAAATGTTAGAACTTAAAAAAGCTGAACAAGCTTTTGAAGTACAGATGAAAGAGTTAGAAGTAGATGTGTTTAAGTTAGAAACACAAGACGGTCAAGATGCTAGGAATAAGTTTAGCAAAGACTGGACAGCCCGTATTATGGGCATAGCTGTTGTAGGTGGATTTATGGGATACATATTTCTTGTCACTCTACAACCACCAGAGCAGAACTCTGAAGCTCTTATAAACCTTGTACTTGGATATCTTGGTGGTTTAGCAAGTGCTGTTATATCTTTTTACTTTGGAGCTTCTAACACTTCTAAAGACTAATGGAACAAGTAGTAGTCTTTATTCAAGAAGTTGGTTTTCCTATAGCAGCAGCAATAGGTCTTGGTTGGTTTATTTATAAGTTAGTCATACGTATTGTTGATGGTATGGAAGCAAAGCTAGATACTGTTGATGCAAAAGTAGAAGCACAGATAGCAGCTATAGAAGAGAGACTAGGTGTAAAGTTAGACACACAACATGGCATCTTAGTTGCATTGATAGACAGAGTAAGAAGTCTTGATAATGAAATCATAAGACAAGATACTATGATTAAAACTATACTAGGAGTGCCACAATTAATTGATACTGCAAAAATTTCAAAAGCTAAAAGAGATGATAAAAGAAAAGATTAAATTAGAAATACCTGTTATAACTATATTTATATTTTTATTTATAGTTAGTGTATTGGAGCAACTACAATGAACTTAAATGATTTAGAAAAAGTACATCCTATGAAACAAATTACTGTTGCTTCTATAGTACAGGTATTAGTATTTGGTTTTATGTTGTTTGCTTTTTGGGGTAACTCTAAACTCTTTGCAGACGAAATAGTATTTAAGTTTAATAGTCCTAGCTTTAGTGGTATAGGAACTTCATCACATTATCTTACAATTCAGAACCAAGAGTTTAACAGAAAGGAAGCATTGAAGGCAGAGATTAAGGCACTTCAAGACCAGATAGCAAGAGACAAAGAGAATACAACACTTGCAAGATTTATAAGAAATTTAGAGTCTAGAATATATGCACAATTATCTAGACAGTTAGTAGAAAATTTATTTGGTGAAACTCCAAGTGATAGTGGCGTACTAGAATTAGAGGGCAACAGGATAGAATATAGTGTTGTCGATGGAATAATAACTTTAAACATAACGGACAGTGATGGGAATACGACAACTATATCTTTGCCTATCGGTAGCTTTACTTTCTAGTTGTGCTGTACTAAATCAGAATCAGGACTTAGTATTAACACAAGATATAAAGCCTAGTTCCATATTAGATTTACAGTCAGAAGAATTAAAAAACTTACCAAGTGCAAAAGCAAGACCAACTATAGCTATATACCCTAATAGCTTTAGAGACTTAACAGGTCAACGTAGAAGTAATAGTTCGTTTGCTTTGTTTAGTACAGCTATTACACAAGCTCCTGAAGCATTTTTAATTAGAGCTTTTAAACATGCAGCAGGTGGTGAATTTTTTAGAGTAGTAGAACGTGTAGGTTTAGATGACCTAACAAAAGAAAGACAACTAATTAGGTCTACTCGTAAAGAATTTAAAGAAGATAATAAAATGCAACCACTGCTTTTTGCAGGGTTATTGGTTCAGGGAGGAGTTGTTAGCTATGAGGCTAACCTCAAATCTGGAGGTGCTGGTGCTAGGTATCTAGGAATAGGTAATAGTAAGCAGTATAGAGAAGATACAGTTACAGTGTCGTTACGCTTAGTTTCTGTATCTACCGGAGAGGTGTTGATGGAAACTTTAGTTTCTAAAAGCATTATCTCTACAAGTGTTTCTCAGGATGTGTTTCGTTTTATAGAAGCCGGTACAGAGCTGGTAGAAATAGAAGGAGGAGTTGCTGAAAACGAAAGTGTTTCTATAGCTTTGCAAAAAGCAATAGAGACTGGAGTATTAAATATAATATATACAGGAATAGAGAGAGGCTATTGGGAATATGAAAACATTAAAATTAATGAGCCTAGTTGTGATGACGAGTGCATCGCTGCTATACGGGGCTGATAACGAAATATATGTTGACCAATCTGGTGCTACAGCAAATATTGATTTAGAACAACTTGGAAACTCTAATATTATTGGTGGATTAAATTCTGTTGCTGGTACATTAACAGCACTAGACTTAGACGGTTTGAATCTTACATTAGATATTAATCAAATCGGTG